AATAGAAATAAAGTATACTTTGACATATATTATACCATAAATTATAATATATTTTATTAGATATAAATTAGCATAACACATACGATTATTTACCACCCCTAGCACGAAACATATAATCTTAATTTCCGATCATACTTGTCCAATTCTTCTTTACATTGTTCTTGTTCACTTCTTGTTCACTTTGATGGAATCGTCCCAATTGTCTTTTGTGTTATCAGCCATATTGTTGATTAGGTATAATAAATATAAATAGTGGTTTATATTTATTTTCAATTTTATGTGTTTATACTATATATTTGATATATGAGTAAAAGAGGAACACTAAATAGATCAATATCAAAACCAAGATCAAAATTTAAATTTAAATCACACACTACACTACGACGTTTAACTGGTTCACTTCCGTTTAATAAAAGAATTGATATAAATACAATATATGATTGGTATAATATTGATGAATTGTCGAGAGAAGAATGTAAAGCCCTAGTAGTTTCTACCAAAGAAGGAAATGAAGATATACTACAACATATTGCTAATTTACATATTGCAAACTATGCAAATGGAATAAATCCAGATGTTCCACGTGATTTAATAAATGAGATAGATGGGTATGGATGCTCGGTAGTTGTTTTAGGATTAAATAAAGATTTATATCGCTATTTTGAATATAATAATAAAAATAAAAATAAAAATTCACCTTTTACTTTACTTGCAGTACCAGATAAGGTATGGACTTCAGGATTAAATAAAAATTACATCAATTGTGCAATCAGAGGAGAGCTAGCGTCATCATGTCCTTCGCCAATATTTATACTATTACCAAAACCGGAATACATAGCAAAATTAACAAAATTAAAAAATGGACAATCTATGCCAACAATTACAGCACGAGAAATTCAATATATAACACAAAGACAATTAGCTACACCACGAGATGAGCGATTTAAATACATTAAATATGATACTGGTCCTAACTATAGTTATGATATTATTAAATTATACAAGGATAGTAGTTATGTAGGCGGTATAAAGACAAAGCGCGTTGTGGCAAAGACGAAGCGCAACCGCATCCGCAAAACCACGCGCAAACGCATTTACAAATAAAGCGATTGATTTGTCGCGATATATTTCAAGGTCATTGACGGAATCGTCCGCAATTTTTCCAAAAGCACTATATTCTGTGTCATTTCACACACCCGTTCAAATTCAAGCGCAATCGCATTGACTTTTAACAAAGCTTTTACGAATTCACCGACAAAGATACCCGTATGTTCTTTCACTTCTTGAATAATTTTTTTACAAGAGAGTTCATCTTTACTTTCACACCAATTCACTACATAACGAAGCAAATCATAACAAATATCATAATTTGCACCAGTTAATAAAAAGGCGTCCTGTTCTCTTTTCAAATAATAATCTAAGCGTTCACTCATTATCATAATAGTATCACGCAACGAATGTGACGAAGATGACGGATTGTGAATGCGTTTATCATCGCTGACGGACAATGGATAAAAGCAACTGAAGAAACCTGCCAACTGTGCCGCGTCTAAACGCTCAAACAGATTTGTTTTCAAATACACATCAGTCATGGCGAGCGGATGCACTTCTTGTAATTGAGCGGCTATCTGCCCGCGTTCAGTAATAACTCCATTCATGGCAATATTTGCCACTTTGTCTTCGTGTTCGTCTGTGTCTGTGTCTGCGTCCTTTTGTGATGTAGATGATCGAGGTGTAATAAAATCATTGTTTAACAAAATTTTCTTTAAGTCATTTACAGTTGTTGAAATGTATTGAATTGTTTCAAGCTTGTCTTTAAATAGTGAATGGTGTCTTTTTTGTGCTTCATACAAAGCGTCTAATTTGGTTAAATCAGACAATAAGAATTTATGTCCTGCTTCCAGAGTATTTAATTCAATTCGTGCTTTTTTTCGGGCACTATTTGCGAGTTGAGAAATTTTTGTATTAATCCCTTTGTATTGTTCTAATACTGTGACCGGTGTCCGGCACAATTTCAACTGCTCTTCTTTTATTAAAATAGCCGATTTTGTTTTTTCCTCTTCCTTTTCATAACTTACAATCTCACGCCGAATATCTGAGGACAACATACTTTGCTCCATAAATTCCAGCATATTTTGATTAGCGTCCAACATCGAGAGCGCCAAATTAAACGATAATTTAAATTTTGATGTCAATTTTTGTGGCGGACCAGTAAGTAAATGTTTATATTCAGTCGAGGATGGCATTTCGAATAAATTCACACAATGAAAGACATGACCAATCGTATCCAAACCGCGTCGCCCTGCACGACCAGCCATTTGCGTGTATTCATGTGGGAACAACAGGCGCATGGTTGACCCGTTGAATTTACTCAAGCCCGCGAAAATAACTGTCTTGGTTGGCATATTTAAACCAACCGCAAAAGTTTCAGTCGCAACCAAAAGCCGAATAAACCCTTTTTCAAATAAAAGTTCGACCATTTCTCGCAAAACGGGAATAATGCCTGCATGGTGAATTGCAATACCTTTTTCTAATAAGGCGACAATGGTTTTATATTCAGGTAATTCTAAATACTCCTGATAATTCGGCAACTTGTTGGACAAAATATGCCGGCACTCTTTTTCAACTAATGCAGGCAGTCCGCTGTCCTCTTCAAATAAACTGAACGAAATTTCCTTAGCGACCTGTTCAACCTGTTTACGCGAGAAGACAAAACAAATAGCCGGCAACATTTCCTTTCCTTTTAAGAAGCGAACTAAATCTTCAATCACAAACTGCCGCTTGATAAAAGTATTGTTTTTATATAAATAGTCCTTCACATCTTTCATCTTATAATAATTTTCTTCATTGAAAACCCCGGCGGAAGTAGCAATTGGTACGGGTGTATGTCGTAATTGTTCTATTTTTTTTTCGTATGGCGTTTTAACGGCCTTTTTAATAACGCCTTCATTTGCCGAAAACCACATATAATGCGTGAGCGGAACAACGCGTGTATAAGTCGGCGCCAAATACATTTGTTTTGGCTGTAAAGAGCGCTCTATCATCTGCGCGCGTTTTTCCATTTCAATCCAGCCCGCAAATTCTTCGGGGCGATCAATCGTGGCGGACAACATGAGGAGTTGGACTTGCGGCGGCAAGAGTAAAATTGCTTGCTCCCAAACCGAGCCTCGTTCGGCATCATTGATATAATGTACTTCGTCAAAGACAACTGCCGCCAATTCGGTTTCAAAATCCATTTCAAACATTAAAGGTAATATCGGGTGAGTATTACAACCACATGCGCCAGTATGACTACAAACCTTTTCGGTAGCTTTTTTATTGATTTTTTTATTGAGTAAAGTATTACGCAAAATTTCGGTTGTCATAATCAAGACATCGGCTTCGGGGTTATCTTTCGAATCTCCTGTAAGAATCCCAAATGAAACCTGTGGGAATTTTCGGCGCATATCGTAGAGTTTTTGGTTTGATAGGGCTTTAATAGGTGATGCATAAATGACTTTTTTTTTCTGTGATGTAAAATATTGAATAGCGAATTCAGCGGGTAATGTTTTACCAGAGCCCGTATGCGCCGTAATTAATACATTATCCCCCTCCATAATAGCTTTTATCGACCATTTTTGAAAATCGCTCAAGGTTAGTCCATTAGACAGAAATTCGCTTGCGCTGTTAATATAGTCATCATTCGTCACCGAAAACGGGGTATCGCAAATAACAACCATTGTAAATGCTTATCTTGTGTGTAGTAATAGCTTATATTAATATTTTAAATCAATTTTAATATAAATGTAATGATTACATAAATATAATAATAAAAGGTTCATCCGACATTTATGTCAAATGTGATTATTGCAGGTAAATATCGATTATTGAAAAAAATAGGAGCAGGATCGTTTGGAAAAATATTTTCCGCAGAAGATATTACAGAGCATAACGAAACAGAAAAACCCAATACAATCACGAAAACATATGCAGTGAAAGTAATGGGATTAACTCATGCACCTATGTTGGCAAATGAAGTCGCTATCTACGAAAAAATACGAGAGATTAAGAATATACCATTACTCTATCATTCTGGTGTTGAGGGGAAAATTAATTATATTGTTATGGAGTTGCTTGATCAATCATTAGAAGAATTTCGAGCTAATTATGGCGATATGCTAAATATAAATGTTGTATTACATTTATCGAAACAAATGCTAACTATTGTAGAACAACTACATGCGCGTGGTATTATCCATCGTGATTTAAAGCCTTCAAATTTTTTATTAAAAACAAATTCGGTAGGAATAAGCGAACTTTATTTAATTGATTTTGGGTTAGCCAACAGTTTTCTCGATGAAAAGTCAAGACATTATACGATAAAAACAAATGAGACCATTGTGGGGACACCTCGCTACATGAGTGTAAACACGCATCATGGCTTAACTTCCGGACGGCGCGATGACCTTGAATCGCTTGGCTATATTATGCTTTTTTTATATCACGGATCGTTGGGTTGGCAAAATCAGAAAGCAGTTTCGGATATTCTTAATATTAAACAAAAGCTTGATTGGACCATGAATACTGTTGGAGAATTTGTATTATTTATTCTTTATTGTCGTAATTTAGGATTTGCCGATAAACCCAACTATACTTATTTACACAATATGCTGTCAAATTTATCGAATAGCTTATAGTATTAAATAATATATCAAAAATTAAATATAAATTTGAATAATAATTTGAATAATAATTATAATATTTACTTAAAGATACATGACCTTATAAGAGTATATAATACAATGGCAACTGAAACGCAACAGCAAGAGCAACAAACGCAAATGACCAGTGGTCGGGTTAAGTGGTTTAATAACAAGGCAGGTTACGGTTTTATTTCCGTCCACGATTGTGAAACAAAGGAGGAACGAGACATTTTTGTGCATCATACTGAAATTAAAGTTGGACAAAACCAATACAAGTATTTGGTTCAGGGCGAATATGTGGAGTTTGCGATTGGACCGATTACTCGCGACGGTAAGCTCGATGT